CTCAGTTGCTTTTATTCAGCATTTATAAAAAACCTAATGTGGACATGACTTCTGGGGAAGATGACGGATGTTCCTATGACGTGTCAATCTTTGGCGGGCCTCATTTTAAACAATTATTCGGCATAGCAAGTTTAGTTCAGTTAAAAAGTTTAATTTGGCTTTCATCTGCCGATGTTACTGACGTTAGTAATTCCATTCGAGAAGAAATACATGACTGGTGTAATAATATTGAAGAAATTTTCCATGCTTTACAAGCTATATAGTAAGCTACAGCATAGAAAGATTAAGAAACTGCTTGCTTGCTTGCTTTTCATGCAAAGTCCTTTCTATCTTGAGTTGGTCATTTCTTTCTGACATGAACTTTCAATTCTGCCTCAAGGGAACGCCAATTGACCAAAACGAAGCTGCTGCTTTGTTAACGGCAACAAGGGGCGCCAACAAAAAGCCACTCGATATTGAACTGTCCAATCTTTTGGATTTCAATACCGTAGACAGTAAAAAATTATTTGAATTAGCTGTCGAGAACAACAACCAAGCTTTGGCTTCATTGGCTTGGAAAGTATCCGTCGATCAAAAACAAGATCGTCCGCAACTGCAACAAACACAAATTGCACTGCCAAAAAAAATTAAACAAGTTGTTAGCACTTCAGCTGACACCAGTATCGATAATCTTATCGACAAGATGGCTCAGTCCACGTCGCACCCCTTTGTGGGAGCGGCAATGCTTTTAAAAGCTGCTAACGATAAAGAGTGGATTACTCTTCGGGAAACAGCTTTAAGTTTCGCAAACACTATGTGGGCTGTCCCTACCGTCTCACGTAATTCGCGATTTTTTCGCGGCTTAACTTTGAACAAAGGTAAGCTTACAACGCTGGATTTAAGTTCCGGGGTTCCTCGGCGCCAAACTTTCCACGTGTCACCGCTCTACATCAGCCTCCGGGAGGGCTTGGTCTTCTGTATCAAAGAAGGTCTTGTAGAACAACGTCGGATGCTTTCGACGGGCTGCACGGATAAGAGCAGGGTCGTTTCCACGGCGATCTCTCAAATGAAACGCATGTATTACAAAGTGCGTTTAACCAACAAAGGCCGTGAACTGTGCAGCCATTGGGGTGATATCGAGTACTACATCGCACAACAATTTGCTGCGCAAGTGGATCGAGCACACTGAGCTAACAACTTAAAAGTAGAGTAAAGTGCGTCATCAAAAGGTGGCGCACATTTTTTTATCTTAAAAATGAACTTAATTTTTGTTGACTCTAACGATAAATGTGCAGAAGTTTTACCTGCTTTATATAAATACGAAAAGATTGTTTTAGACACGGAAACAACAGGATTAGACAGCTGGATAGCAAAAGTTCGTTTAATCCAAATATGTTCTGCTTCAGTAGAAGATATAGATGATCCTGTTTACGTGTTTGATGTTTTTAAAATCGACACTACGGAACTAAGCAGATACATCGAATCAAGATCCACGCTTGTTGCACATAACGCAAACTTCGATCTTCAGTTTTTACAATCCATAAATTGCGATTTTAAAAACAAAATCTTTTGTACCTACGTTGCTGAACGTGTTCTCCGTGCTGGTTTTAAAGAGAAACGGATAGCTCCGCAAACTAAGAAGCCATATTTTGCTGACGTTTCTTGTGGTTTAAAAGCTGTTGCACAGCGTCGACTGGAAATTGAACTGTCGAAAGAAGAACAAGTTTCAGATTGGAGTGCCGAAATTCTCACTGAAAGCCAATTAACTTATGCCGCTAAGGATGTAAAAATTCTTCCATTAATTGCTAAACAACAGTATGAAGAATTAAAAGAGGAAAATCTCCTCGGCCTTTACTCCATTGAAAGTAAATGTATACGGCCTGTGTCGCAAATGTGCAGGCGAGGTTTTAGTGTTGATGTTACTAAACTAAAACAACTTAAATTTAAAATAGAAAATGAATTAAATCTAAAAACAGAACACTTTATAAAAGAACTTGATCGGCGATTGCCTGATGATAGGAAGCTTCCAAGAACAGTTGCGAACGAAATTGCTATCGGTAAAAAACTCAAAAAAGAATTCAACCCTAGTTCTACTAGACAGTTAGTTTGTGCTTTTAAAGATTGCGGTATCGAATTGCCTCTTGACGGCAACACAAATAATCCAACTTTAAATCAAGTTGCGCTAGCTGAGTTTGACAGCGAAGATCCCACGCTGTTGCTTTATAGAGAAAGAGCGAAGATAGAAACTCGGCTAGAGCATGTGACAAAATTAATTGACAATATAAATCCTGTATCCCACAGGATACACTCTGGTTACAATCAGTGCGGCGCAAACTCAGGTCGATTTACGAGCAGCGGTGCACCTAAGGTTGCTAAAACGAAACAAAAAACGGTTTTCGGAATAAATATCCAGCAAGTTCCTAGATCAAAAGACTTCAGAGAAACTTTTGTCGCTGCACCAGGATATAAGTTAGTGATCTGTGACTGGGCTCAAATTGAACTTCGGCTAGGGGCTGAGCTTATTGGTATACCTCAGATGAAGCAAGCTTTTATAGATGACATAGATTTACACACGTTGACAGCAAGTTTAATTTATAAGAAGGACATACAGCAAGTAACGAAAGAAGAACGCCAAGACGGTAAAACGCTTAATTTTGCTCTGTTATACGGAATGGGTTATAGGAAGTACAAAACATATGCCGCGCAAAGTGGCAAAATAATTAGTCTCTCAGAGGCTAAGGTTGCTCATACAGCGTTTCACACTGCGTACCCACGGTTGAGGCAGTGGCACATGGAGAGAGCTGCTTTAGTTGCAGATGGTTGGACATACACGCGAACTGTTTGCGGTAGACGAAGACTATTAAGTTACGATGATGCAACTATGATGTGTAGCGCAAACACATTAATACAAGGATCAGGTGCAGACATACTTAAAATAGCTATAGCAAACTTAAGCGAACATCTAAATGATGATGCTTATTTAATTGCGTGCGTGCATGATGAACTGGTCCTGGAAGTTAAGGAGCAGTTAGCGGAACACTATAAAGAACTTCTAGAAAAAACTATGGTGCAAGCGGCGGAAAGTATACTAACCTCTGTTCCTGCCTCTGCTGATGCCAGCGTGGGAAATTCCTGGGCCGCTAAATAAATGGAATTATTAGAAATCCCTAAAAACCCTGAAAAAGAAATATTTACTGTCAAACACGACGGTAAATATTTTGCTGTTATTACAGGAGATATAAGTATCTACGTAAGCCCAAAAGAATTTGATTCGCCTTTAGCGGCAAGTAACCACGCGAGAACTTTAAAACGGCAAAACAAAATAGTTGTAAATATTAAGAAACAAGAAAAATCAAGCACAGCTAAAAATGCAGCTACAATAGCTAAGAAAAATAAATTTTATACCGAAGCCGAAATGGCCTCGCAAACTAAGCTGTCATTTCGCGAAATCTGGCTAATCGTAAGTCCGGAAGGCTTATATGCTAGTAACATTTTGACTGACAATAAAGTAGTTAAATACGAAAAAGATAAAGATAAAGCACAAATGTTTAAAACTTACGAAGACGCTTACATAAACTTAAATACTTTAAACATGGTAATCTGCTGTGGGCATAAGCTGCGTAGGTTTTTCAAACGTATCGAAAATTAAATAGAGGGCACTATAATCAGAGGAGATACGCTCTTAAATTAATGGCGCGGCGATATAACTTAAATTTTGCTGGTCAAAATTTTGGCTTTGATTTACCAACTGTAACTGACGAACAAGGAAATGTTCAAACAGAATCCGTTTTAGCGGATTACTTTCCAGAGTTAAAGCTTACATATGCTCCTAAGGGTTCACGCGGCGGAAGACTTGGATCATCGCCAAGTCAAGCTACAGCAGAATTCGCGATAAAGCAGCGGGAAGCAGCGAGCGCGGGGGCCACAGGGGGTGTTCCTCCTAATACAGCTGCTCCTACTACTCCTACTACTCCTACTACTCCTACTACTCCTGCCGCTCCTGCTGCAGCTAAAGCACCAGCGTTTAATTATGGAACATTTACATTAGAAGAATACAATAAAGCTTTAGAACCATATAATGCTCAAAGTAGAATTTCAGAAGCTCGGAGGAGTTTAGGGCTTGGTGATGCGGATGCACCTTACCTTGGATTGCTTGCTGCATCAAACGTAGACGAAGATGTTTCAAAATTCTCTGAAAGCGAAAAAAATTATGCTTTATCTTTAGCAAAAGCAGCAAAAGCTGGTGGTGACTCAGCTTTTAGTCCGGCAGATTTAGGTAAAGTTGAATCTACTTTAGGTGCGTTCCAGAAACTAAACCCGCGTGAATTCTTTAAACCAGGAGAAACTGAGCTTCGTACGGGAAGTTTCTTAGCTCGTACAAATCTGGGAGGATATTCTTACCAGGACTTTTTATCAGGAAAAGCTGCTCCTGCGGTAACGTCACGCGAACAGTATAAAGCGCCAGCACCAGCTCAACCAGAGACACCTTCTAATTTGGTCGATAGACCAACTTTTAGAAGCGTAGCGGATTATCAAGCCGATCTAGATAGAATGGGGGCTAATTCTGAAGAACGTATCTCCAGTGCACGTCAAAAATTAGGTATTGATCAATCGCAGTCACCTTATCTAGGTTTATTAGCTGCGGCTGATTACGATGCAAATACTAATGATTTTACAGACGAAGAAGCCAATTACGCCAAAGAACTTGCACGTCGGGCTCAAACAAGTGGCGATCAACGATTTGCAGGCAAAAATTTAGATGACATTTTTAAAGTAATCGATCAAGCAAACAGACAAGATACAGATGTATTTCTCCCAGGAGAACGCGCAGCTAGGGCGGGTCAGTTCCTGACTGGCACTGGACAAACCGGATTTATGCTTGGAGACTACTTAAAATCAGTAGGCAAAACTTCGTCAGGTGGAAACCAGAACGCTGTAGCTTTTTATAAGTAAAATTAAAAAATTATATGATCGCTGAGTACACTTTGTTGTTGAAAAAGGGTGCTCAGAATTTTTTCTTACGTGTAAAAGCTTGCGATACTGCCCACGCGCAAGCACAAGCTTCAGATATTTGTCGAGCTTTAGGGGCTGAAGAATTTCAACTTACATACGGTAATAGACATAAAAAGAAACTCTCAAAACTATTTGAAGATTTAGCGTTTAATAATTTTACGCATAAATCGTGCTGCATATGGGAAGGTTCATTTACAAACAATGTACCTTGCATTTATATATTTGGTAAACGAATTTATGTTCGAGATTTAATTGTTAAATATTTAGATATACCAAAAGATAAACACAATCCAAAACCAAGTTGTAAATGTAAAAGTTGTATAAACCCATATCATTTTGAGTATCGTTTGTATAAAAATGAGAAGCTGGGTTGCGGAGACACCATGTTGCTCCTAGCGTACCGAGGCCAAGGCACAAGCGTTTCGCAAATTGCCAAGGCTCTAAACGTCCACCGATCAACAATTTACCGCAAACTAAAAAATGAACGTTTTTCTTCTAGGTCTTAGGGTCACAGCATCCGCACAAGAGGATGAGGGCGTCTTAAACGTCTTGACTGAATCACTACCTTCAAGTGATAAACGAGTTAAAACTAAAGTTCAGCTTCTTCAGCAAAAAGATCATTATGTTGGGAAACTATTAGCTGATCTAAAGGAGGAACAGACTGTATTAGCTATAGGTCCCACAAGGCCAACTCCGGACGGAATTCTTCAAATGCAACCAATTTTGGTTGTAACAAAAGATAATTTTGAAGATCTCTTGGCAGTTAACTTATTTGTAGCTACGGGAGGTCTAGGTCCGAAGGCAGAAGAAGTAGAGCTTAGCGACACGACTGTAACTAATCGTTCACTTGCATGGCAGACAGAAAACTCCGAAACTGCTTGGTTCAAACTGACAGCGTGGGGCGAACTGTCAAAACAACTTTCTGATCTTGCTCCAGGAACACCAACCATTGCTGTTGGAAAAGTTTCGACAAGCGAAAAAGACGAAAAATTCTACCTAAACTACAACGTGGACAAGATCCTTTACTTGCCCAAATCAAACAAAACTGCACCTAAAAAAGCCGCTGATCCTGAAAAAGGTAAAGTTGCTGCAGCTGCTCTCGGTTCTATTGATTTCTCTCTCTGATTTAGGTACTAACTATGGTGTTTATTGCTGGCCAATTTTCTGAAGACGAAATTCTCTGTAATGTTCCCCCGCATACTTTGAGAATTGATTTACAAGCTCGCCGTTGGAAATCTGATGTAGATTCCGACAGCGCTATCGTTGACCGCAACGATAATGGAATTCCAATTGAGTTTGTGCTCTTAGGTTTTAGCCCATTTTTTGGCAATCTTGGAATGCGCAATCAAGAGGAGTTTCTTCGCATTGCTTACATTGGAGTCAGCCCTAACCACAGGTTACTTCCACCGCGATGTGTAACTACATCGATGATTTCCGGTAAATCTTCGCAGAAAAACTTTATTAGTTATTTCCAAACTTTGTATAACAATCGTATTAACTGTGCATCAGTTATTACAGCTACTAAGTTTGTAACTAAAAGTTTTAACGAACGAGATCCCGTAACGGGTGCTGACGGAGCAAAGATTAACTTTAATGCTCTTGAATTTACAGATCGTCCTGTTTCCTCAGACGAAGAAACTAAACTAATTACTGACATCGATGACTGGATTTTGGGTAAAGGACCGGGGCTCATCTCCTCCGCCCTCAAGTCTCATATTCCTGGATCGGATTTGGTTGAGCTACCACTTGGCGAAGACCACACGGAGATTAAAGCGCAATTCGCTTCATCCAGACCACCATCGCAAGAGCGGACCTTTGCTGCGAGTGCGCCTCCTGCTAAGGCTCTTAAGTCTGCTGTGGTGGATGATGCTAGTGAATCAAGTGATACTCCTACCCCAAAACCTAAAAAAGCTGTTCAACTCACCGAAGAACAAGCAAAAGCCTTAGGGTTGGATTTCTAAGGTAGACTTTTACCACCTCCCATTAAGGGGAGACGGGAAAGGATGAATGAGGCGACCTCAAAGTCGCCTTTTTTTTGTACATCATGAAAAACAAAACAGCTCGTATAAAACTCGACGGGATTTGGTCCACTCTGTATTTAGAGCCCATATCCCCACACATCTGGAACTTAGGGATTAGCGTCAACAAATCTAAACGAGCGACAAATGATTGGTATTCTGGAAGAAAAAATAAAAGATCAAGACGTGTTACTTCACAACAACCTGTAGGTTCTTTCCAGCATTTGCTTGCAGCTTTTGTTTTACTTAAAAAACTTTTAAAGGAACTTCCAACGGATCATCATGTTTACACACAACCAGAATCAACTCGGTCAGCATTACTTTCTCGTTACATACAACGTCTAGGATTTACTCAGTCTCTAGCGGATGGTCAACAATTTTGGGTGTTAACAGCTG